ACCATGATGTTTGGTAAAAAAATATCATCTGCAAATATAAGAAGGATTATAAGAAGAGTAGATTGGGTTTCAGGATCAAGATATGAAATTTATAGAGATGATTATAGTGCGACTAATCAAAGTCCTCTAACAAAAGCGAATAGATTATATGATGCAAACTATTATGTCCTTAATTCTGATTTTAAGGTATATGTTTGTATTGACAACGGTTCTTCAGGAACTAATGTTCTAGGAAATGTTTCTCAAGATGAGCCAACTTTTACAGATTTAGAACCATCAAAAGCAGGAAACAGTGGTGATGGTTATCTTTGGAAATATCTTTTTACAGTTTCACCTAACGATATAATTAAATTTGATTCAACAGAATACATAACTGTTCCTAATAACTGGGACACAAGTACTGATGCTCAAATTAGATCAGTTAGAGAAAATGGTAATTCTAATCTAAACAATAACCAATTAAAACATATTTACATCGAAAATGCTGGAACTGGTTATGCTAATGGATTAGGTCAAGAAGTTGATATAATTGGTGATGGCAGTGGAGCAAAGGCAAGAATTGATGTTGTAAATGGAAAAATAACTGAGGCAACTGTGAGTGCTGGTGGAAAAGGTTATACTTATGCATTAGTTGATTTAGGAACACTGAATAGTAATGTGAGTGCAACTGGTAGAGCAAAATTAATCCCAATCATTCCACCTGGTTTGGGACATGGTGCTGATGTATATTCTGAACTTGGCACTGATAAAGTGATAATTTATGCAAGATTTGATGATTCTACAAAAGATTTTCCTGTAGATACTAAATTTGCACAAGTTGGAGTTGTCAAAAATCCTACAAAGGTTGGTACAGATTTAACTTACACAGATACCACTTATTCATCTTTACAAGCGGTAAAGTTTTCGACAGTAAGTGGAACACCTGAAGTTGGTGAAGAGATAAGTCAAGTTCTAACATTATCACCAAATACAGGAAAAGTAGCAACTGGATTTGTTGCTTCCTTTGATAGAGAAACTAGAGTTCTCAAATACTTTAGAGATCGCTCTTTACACTTTAATAAATCAACCTACGATCAAACAGATTACACTGGTATATCTACTACTGGTAGAATATATCAATTTGAGTCATCAAATACAGCAAATGATATTGAGGGAAAAAGTTCTAGTTTCTCTGGTTCAATATCAGTGAATTTTTCAGGCATCACAACCAACCCAACTGGAAATAAGTTAATTAATTTGGGAACTAATTTTAATTCAGGGTTGTCTGAATCTGAGATAAATAAAGGGTCAGGAGAAATTATCTACTTAGATAATAGACCTGAAATCGTGAGAAACTCTCGTCAAAAAGAAGACATTAAAATCATACTCGAATTCTAACAATGCCACAAAAGACAAATTTAAATATAAACCCTTATTACGATGATTTTGATAAGGCGAAAAATTTCTATAAGATTTTATTTCGACCAGGTCATCCAGTCCAAGCAAGAGAACTGACTGGATTACAATCCTTACTGCAAAATCAAGTTGAATCTTTTGGAAAACATATATTTAAGGAAGGATCAATGGTCATACCTGGTGGTATTGAGTATGATCCAACATATTTTTCTGTTAAAGTTAATCCAGCACATTTAGGCATTGATGTATCTGTATACTTAAACGAAATTATATCAAATAATAATGGTAAGGGAACAAGAGTAAGAGGTCAAAATTCTGGTATTGTTGCAACTATAAAGAATTTTATATTACCACCTACAGAAGGTGTTGATGAGATAACAATTTTTGTAAAATATAATCAATCAGGTAATGATGGCGAGAGTGTTGCCTTCCCTGATGGTGAAATATTAATATTAGAGGAAAATTTTACTTATGGTAATACTACATTAAATGTAAATGAGACAATATTAACATTAGTATCTGAGAGTGCATCGGCAACTGGTTCTGCTTTAGGTGTAAGTAAGGGTGTTTATTTTATGAGAGGAGTATTTGTAGATGTACCTACATCTCTCATAATCCTTGAACCATATTCAAATCAACCATCTTATAGAGTTGGTTTTGAGATTATAGAGGAAGTTATAAATGCAAATGATGACGAATCACTTTATGATAATGCAAAAGGATTTACAAACTTTGCTGCACCTGGTGCTGATAGATTTAAGATAACTGTAAAATTATCTAAAAAATCATTAAATGATAATAATGATACTAATTTTGTAGAATTATTCAGAGTAAGAGAGGGTGAGACAAAGAAATTACAAAATGCATCGGTATATTCAGAAATTAAAAAATATTTTGCAAAAAGAACATTTGATGAGTCTGGTAACTACGCAGTTGAACCGTTTCGTGTTAATACACAGAACTCATTAAATGACGAGATAGGATCAAAAGGTTTATATACATCTAACCAACTAACAGATCAGGGTAATACCCCTTCAGATGATCTGATGTGTGTTAAATTATCACCAGGAAAAGCATACGTAAGAGGGTTTGATGTATTTTTGCCAGGAACTACAGTTTCTGATGTAGAAAAACCTAGAGATGTTAAACAAGTTGGAGCATCATCTGTATCTTTTAGTTTAGGTAGTAATCTTAAAGTAAATAATATTTTTGGAACTCCATACATTAGTTTAGGTGGAGATAATAATAACATTGTAAATTTACATAGTGGCAGAAGAACTACCACAAATAGTTCAAGTGTTGGTGGATCAAAAATTGGTACTGCAAGAGTTTATTCATTTGGTGCTTCAGATGCCACATACACTGGCAGTACAACAGAGTTTGATTTACATTTATATGATATACAGACATTTACTATATTAAAGTGTTCTGATTTTCTATCTACTGATGTTCCTGCAGGTACGAGAATAAGAGGATTAAGCAGTGGTGCAATTGGGTTTGCTGCTCTTGATGCTGATTCAACTGGTATAGAAGAGATAGCGTTATCTCAAACAACTGGAACATTTGTTGAAGGTGAGCAATTAATAATTGATGAAAAAGAAAGTAATATTTCACCATCAATATTAGCAATAAATGCATATACAACTGATGATATTAAATCTGTTCGTCAATCTAAAGTTGTGAATAATTTGGCATCAGATTTTGCTGCAGATGCTGTTCTTTATGATCGTGTGTTACCTAATTTTTCATTTACTGATAATCTATCAATTTTAGGCGGTTCTAGTACAAATACTGCAACAGTTTCTGGTCGAAGATTTAGTGGTAAAGTTGGAATTAAGACTGATGCGATTATTGCATATAAACATGGTTCATTTAATGATCCTGTGTTCAATGTTGTAACTAATATATCACCTGATGGTCAAACATTAACTTTATCACCTTTAGGAGTAGGTGTAACTGGTATTAATAACGGTGGTATTCTTGCTGCTGGAATTTCTACAAACTCAACATTTAGAGTAAAGTCACCAAGAATTACAAATTTAACTAGAGGTGGTTTATATTCAAGACTTCCCAAAAGAAACGTATCTATTATTGATACGTCTAATTCTAATATTATAATATCTAAACAACTACTTAATCAAAATATTAGTAGTGGTACAATCACAGTTTCCTCACAAGTTGGTTTAGCTGCAACTGTTGGTATTACGAGTGCTTTCTTTGAACCATTTGACGCAGAAAGATATTCAATTCATTATACTGATGGTACAACAGAACCTTTAAAATCAAGTCAAGTTACAATTACAAATAACGGTAATAACGTTGTTTTCAGTGGTTTATCTAAGTCAAGTGGTAATGCAACAGTAAATGTTACTCTTAAAAAGATAGGTATTACAAGTAAAACAAAAGTTTTTTCTAGAAGTCAGCAATTAGAAGTTACAAGAAGCACTGGTATATCAACAGAGACAAGTAATTTAGTAGGTTCATCTAGATATGGATTAAGAGTAGAAGATGAAGAAATATCACTCAATACACCAGACGTAGTAAATATTGTAGCAATTTATGAGTCAAAAAATAAATCTACACCTGTTTTAGATAAACTCACCTTCATTAGTGGATTGAATCTTGATACTAACGCCATAATTGGAGAAAAAGTTATTGGTCAAGAAAGTCGTGCCATTGGACAGGTTGTTTCAAGAACCTCAAATACTATAAGTTTTGTTAATCTTAATGCAAATAAATTTATTATCGGTGAGTTAGTAGTTTTTGATGAGTCAGGGATACAGACAATATCTCAAAATGTCACAACTGGTAATTATGTTGATAGAACTACTAATTTCGTATTGGATAAAGGTCATAAAGAACAATATTGCGATTACTCGAAAATTGTAAGGAAGGCAAATTCAGCAATCCCATCAAAAAAATTATTAATTATATTTGATAAGTATGAGGTTGCATCTGGTGTAAATGGAGATTTATTCTCTGTAAATTCATATACATCTGATAGATACAGTAAAGATATACCACAAGTTGGTCGAAATAGAGCAAGTGATATATTAGATTTTAGACCTAGAGTACAAGATTTTGATCTAGCATCTACAACTGGATCTCCATTTGCATTTACAAGTCGTAAATTCATATCTGAAGTTCAATATGTAGTTACACCTGATGAGAGTGCAATTCTTGGTTATAGTTTTTATCTTCCAAGAATTGATAAACTTGTCATTAATCAGTTTGCAGAAGTCAAACTGATTAAAGGTGAATCATCAGAAAATCCAGTTCCTCCCACTGAACTTGGGGATTCTATGGAGATTGCTAAGATTGAACTTCCTCCATATCTTTATGACACTGATAGGCAACCAAATATCAAGATGCAGGATAATCGTAGATTTACGATGAGAGATATTAGTGCTCTTGAAAAAAGAATTATCAATCTTGAAACTACAACATCATTGAATGCCCTTGAACTTGATACTAAATCATTCCAAGTAAGAGATGCTGATGGATTAGATAGATTTAAGACAGGATTTGCAGTTAATAACTTTAAAGATAGAAGTTTTATAAATTTTGATCCAGAGGAAGGTTCAAGATGTGACGTTGATACATTCAATCGTGAATTGATAAGTGCAGTTGATTTTTGGTCATTAAAAGCAGAGATTGCTCTTGATCCTGCGATTGATGTTGCGACAGCTGATCTTAATTCTAATCTTAAATTACTTGATACTAATTGCCAAAAAACTGGTGATATAATCACACTGGCATATGATGAGGTAGATTGGTTAGATAATCCACATGCAACAGAAGTTGAAAATATAAATCCATTTAACGTTTTAGTTTTTGCTGGTGCAATAACAATTGATCCACCTGCAGATAACTGGACGAGAACAGTTTATATTGATAATGAAAGAACTGAATCTACAGGTGCTAGATGGGTTGAACAAGCGAATGTTGTAAGTGAAACTTTTGATCTTGATGTAGATCTTGATTTCTTTGATACTAGAAGACATGAAAATGATTCTGGTTGGGTTGGTCACACCTTAACATCATCATTGAATGTGCAAAGGGAGATTGAATTCCAAAATGTATTAGAAGGTCCATCTAAGGAATTTTCTTACATTGAGGATGTTAAGGTTGATTCGCAAGTAGATCCATTCATGAGATCTAGAAATGTTTATTTTGCTGCAAATGGTCTTAAAGCATTTACAAAACATTTTCATTACTTAGATAATGGAGTTCCTGATATTGTACCAAAGTTAATTGAAATAAGCATGACAAATGGTTCATTCATAATATTCGAGAACGCAAGAATTGAATTAAATGGAGATCAGATTGGATATGTCAGAATACAAAGACCTAATCATAAATTTGGTGATGCTGCTCGTCCAGATGTAGGTGCTGGTTTAGGATCACCTGCAGTATTAGTTGAAGAATATGAAGTTGATCCATATAATAGGGAAAGACCTGCTCCATCTTCTACATATTCTGCTACATCTCAATTATTGAATATTGATGTTACTGCTTTAGGTAACTTAGAGGAGTACTTTGGATATGTTGTAAAAGGTGCAACCGTGATAGGTGAGACTAGCGGTGCGGTTGCAACTGTTTCTAGTGTTGATTTATTTTCAGATAACTGGGGAGATATTATTGGATCATTCTTCTTTAGAGATGCTAATGCAGTCCCACAACCACCAGTTATCTTTAGAACTGGATCAAAGACCTTCAGACTCACAGCAGCAGCAGAAGGTGTAATTCCAATACCAGGTCAAACAGCACTCGCTAGTGACGCTTCTGGCACGTTCTTAGGTACTGGAACTGTTGTTACACAAAATACTTCAACAGTTGATTTGAGAAATCCACCTGCTCCACAAGGAGTGAGACCAAATGAGTTCCAAAATTTCTCAAGTACATCCACGAGCACTCAAAGACAATTCATTGAAGCTCCTGACATGGATCCCCTAGCTCAGACATTTACAGTTGATGAGACAGGAGCATATTTAACATCATTTGATGTATTCTTTGCATCAAAAGATCCACAAGCAAAAGTTTTTGTACAATTGAGACATGTTGAACTTGGCACACCTACCAAATTCTTAGTTACAGATTATGCTTTAATCGCATTGAATCCAAATCAAATAAATGTATCTGACGATGCTTCAGTACCAACAACAATAAGATTCCCATCACCAATTTATCTTGAACCAAGAAAAGAATATGCAATTGTTTTCTTATCACCTTCTTCTGATAAGTATGAGATGTGGGTTGCTACTATGGGTCAAAAGACTGTTAGAACAAGTCAATTACCAGATGTTGAGAATGTCATTGTATCTAAACAGTATCTCGGTGGTAGTTTATTTAAGTCACAAAATGGTACAATTTGGACACCAAGCCAGTATCAAGATCTATGCTTTAAATTACGTAAAGCAAAATTTGTGCCTTCTGGAACAGCAACATTCTTTAATACACCAATTGAAGCAGGTAATTTAAACGCACAAGTAATATCTGATAATGCACTTCGTTCTTTACCAAGAAAACTCAAAGTACAGATTGATGGTTCTGGTGCAAGAACAAATAGTGAATTTCCAATTGGTAGAAAGGTAAGCACAGGTGCTGTAACTGCAAGTGATGATAATAGTATTACAGGTGTAGTTGAAAGTCAAGGTGCTCCAATAGCTACAAACACATCATTTAATATTGTTTCTCGTGGAACAGGATACTCATTTACTAACACTAATAATATTCCGTTAATTTCATTAACAGGCACTGGATCAGGAGCACAATGTTCTGTTTCAGTAACTGACGGAGTTGTTAATACAAATGGTATCACTAATTTAACATTAGGAACTGGTTATCAAGTTGGTGAAGTATTGACTATTGATAACACTGATGCGAAAGTAACAGGTGGTCAAGGATTTAAGTTGGCTGTAAATGCAATCAACACAACATTTGATACTTTATTCTTAACTGATGTTCAAGGTGAAAAATTCTCTAACAACGAAACATTGATTCATTATGGTGTTGGTAACAATACTAGAACAGTTGCCACAAATGTTCAAGTTAATACTGATTCAGTTGTGAATGGTTCTTTATTTACAGGTAATAAATTTGAGATAACACAGCATAATCACGCTCATCACTCTCCACTTAATAAAGTAAATATTAAAAACGTGCAACCAGATACAATTATTACACAGACGACTCAATCAATTGCAGCTGATGCAACAGTCGTATCTGTTGCTGATACTTCATCGTTTGCATCATTTAATGGTATTACAACTCACAAAGGTGAAGCACTTATTGGTCAAGAAATTGTTTCTTATACATTAGGTGAAGGACAATTAACTATTGCAAGAGCACAATTCAATTCAAGTGCTATTCCACATCCTGAAGGAACAGATATACAAACTTATCAGGCAAGTGGTGTTTCATTAATAGGTATTAATACATCACACACTGTATCATCAGATCCAATTGATCTTGACACATATTATATTGAATTTGATAGAGCATCATATACTGATCCTGCAAGATCATCAGGTGTGCAACAATTATCATTTACCAACGAGAAAGCATTTGGTGGAAAAAATATACAAATTTCACAAAACCATCAATTTAGTTCATTTGTACCACAATTCAATTGCATCACTCCTGGTAGAAATACAAGAGTAAATGCATTAGTAAGAACTGTCAGTGGAACAAGTGCTGGTGGTAATGAAATTTCGTTCATTGATCAGGGATTTGAACCTACTACATTAAATGAAAGTACATTCTTCCGCACACCTAGATTAGTTGCATCAAAAGTAAATGAGAATGAGAGATTACAAAGTTTGCCAAAGAAAAAATCTCTTACACTTGCAGTTGATATGACTACAGAGGATACAAACTTATCACCTGCTTTAGATACAAAGAATGCTACATTTGTTTTAGGAAGAAATAAACTTAATAATCCTATTGCAGATTATGCAACTGATAGTAGGACAAATCAAATTAAAAACGATCCACATGGATCTGTATTTGTCACAACAAGGATTAATCTAGAACAACCAGCAACATCTCTTAAAGTATTAGTTGCTGCGAGCGTGTTGCCAGAGGCAGACTTCAGAGTATTCTATAGATTGTTTAGTCCTGACTCTAGTGAAGTATCACAAACATATAGAGCGTTTCCAGGATATACCAATATGAGAGATATTGATGGTGATGGTTTTGGTGATGAAATAATTGATTTGGGATTGAATGATGGTAGAGCAGATGCAAGAGTTCCAAAAAATAATATAAATGAATTTTCTGAATATCAATTTACAGTCGATAATTTAGAGCAATTTACTGCATTTACTGTTAAGATAGTTATGAGTTCAACGAATGAATCATCAGCAATATTATTGAGAGACTTCAGAGCAATCGCATTAGCATAATGAAGACATTCGATAAATTCAAACATGATATGAATGAGGGTAAATTAAAAACTGCCCTCAAATTAGTCGGTCTTACTGGTGCAGCTGTGGGTTATCCTAAGTTACTTGATAAAATTTTTGGAAATCCCCGTAAAAAATTAGATAAAGGTAGTGAAAAATTCTTAAAAACTGGTGAATTCCAAGAAGGAGTAGCAACACTTGCTATTCCTGCAGGTGTTGGTGTTCTTAAAAAAATTGCAACATCAAGTGCCCTTAAAGC